GACGAGGGCATTGCCGGTGTTGTCGATGCGCAGCTTGTTAGCCGAGTTGGCGTAAGCGTTATTGGCGATGGCCACCGTGGTCGTCACGACGATAGGTGAGCCGATGTCATTACGTAAGATGGGAGTTGGCATGTCAGCCCTCGTTATTCAAAATTGCTGACACGGCGTCGACCGGCACGGGATCTGGAACCGCCGCAACGGCAAGCAGCGCAGTGATGCCGGGGGCCATATCAGGCACCGTGGCGGCAAAGCCATGCAGCTGCGCACGAGTCACTGGATGACCCACATCGAATGTGCCTTGCTCGATCATCTTGAGCGCCCATTTGACGTTTGAGTCAGCAGCCCCCATACCCTCAAGCGCATTGAGAAAATCACCGCCAGAGGGGGCCATTACCGCCAATACGGTGCCGATTCCGATGGGGGTTGGCACTGTCTTGACGCGATCAGCAGAGAGGATTGCGGCGATGGCGGCATCATTGCGATCGGGTAAAAGCGCGGCGATATCGACGGACTCCTGCGGCGTCAGCGGGCGACCGGCGACGGACTCAAGCGCGGCTTGTTGGGTGGGCGTCATGATCAGTTATCGATCTGGAACGTCAGTTGCCCCGCTGAAAACGAGACGGTAAATCCAGATCCCGAGACATTGAGCGAACTGGTCAGGTTGATGCAGATCCACGAATTTCCCGCGCTGGCCGCATCGTACCAGCGCACCGATTGCAGGTTGCCCCAGGCGCCGCTTGATGCAGTCCAGGTGATCGCGCCGTTATTGCTGGTCGTGCCGCCGGTGCCGCTGGAGGCGGTAGTTGATCCGGCTGATTGCGTACCAGCCCAGTTGGCTAGCGAGGACGTGACTGCAACGCGGGCGTAGGCGTTGCCGGAGGGCTCGGTGCCAGCGCTGGAATCGGTGCAGGTATCGGTGGCGAGGCCGATGTACATGGTGGCCGGGGCGCCGAGGGACTGTCCGCGTAATAGCGCATCAAGGACTTTGTTTTCGGCGTAATCGTTGAGGGCGCCGGCTTGAACGAAGCCGCCGGCGAGGCAGAGTGCCGCCGTGAAGAGCGCGGCAAGGGTGAGGCGGAGGGGTTTCATGGGTTACTCCTGTGGGGTATCGGGCTGGGCGACTTCGGCGGGGGAAGCGTGCTCGATCACCCGGTTGCCATTGACCGTCAGGGCATAGGCGACGGCGTCTTTATGGCTATCGACGGTATCAACATGGGCTTCGGCCAGGTTGGCCGGGAGCGATACAACATCATTGGGTTGGTAGGCGACGCCATCGATAGAGCCGGCGACAAGGATGCGACCTTTTTTATTGGCCATGACTGGGTTCCTTTAACGAGGAAAGGCCGGGGCTGGTTTCAGCACCCGGCCTGATTTTTAGGTAGCTGAATTGGCGTAGTACTTGACGCCACCGCCGACGTCGACGAAGTTGCCACCGCTGCGCATCCAGGCGAGGAAGCCGATCTGACCGAGCTTGATATAAGCCGAGTCATCGAAGCGGAACATCTGGATATCCATCGCATCGCGGATCTTGTAGAAGCTGAAATCACCGAACAAGATGGATTTGGCATTGGCCGCCATCACTGCGACATCCTGATTGATTACCACTGGGTAGCCGAGCAGAGTGTCTGGCATCGCGCCCGCCAGGCCGTCGTAACCGGGCAGGAAGATCGGGCGGCCGGCGGTGTCTTTTAGCTTGCGAATCACTTTGAGCGATGCGTCGTTCATCATGAACTTGCAATTACCGAGGGCACGATAGGCCGGATCGACGGAGTGCACCAGATCTACCAGATCCTCAAAGATCACGCTGAGCGTCTGTCCGGTGGTACCGACCTTGCCGGAGCTGGCGGCAGTCACAATACCGTTCGGCTGAGCGGTGCCGGTACCCGTGGTGAAGTAGGTATTGGTGACGCGACCAAGGCGGGTGACCAGGCGCTGGCGGATGAAGGCTTCCATGTCGATCGAACTGTCTTGCAGCAGCTCGAAAGGCACAGCGACGACCTTGGACGAAAACTTGTAGGTCTTCAGGGTAACGACGCCGAAGGCCGGGTCAGCACCGGTAGCCGTAGTGTTTTCACCGATCAGCTCGCCGGTTTCTGTGGTGCCGTCCGAGGTCGGGAAGTTGATGTCGTTGCCAGCCGCAGTGCGGAAGACTTCCGCCACCGAGCGCATGCCGCCATAGGCTTTGAGGGCATTGGCAATACTGGTGGCGACTTCAGTCGGGACGGTGTATCCGCCCTGGGCCGAGGTGCCGACCGACATGGTGTTGCGCAGCGTGCCCCACTCTTCCGGCGTGATCAGTTTTTCACCGTTCTTCATCAACTTCCAGAAGGCGTTGATGTGGTCCGGGCGCTTCTTGTCGTGGGCGATGCGTTCGACAACGTTACGGACTGCACCGGTTTCGGCGGTGTCCTTGATCGCTTCGAGGACGGCATTGATGCGCTTGACTTCGGCGTCGACGTTCTCGATTTCGGCCATGGCCTGGTCGTAAGCTGATTGCTGATCAGCGCCCCACTTATTGCCGGGATTGTCTTCGAGCAACTTGTGGAGGTTTTTGGCAAGGGAGGCGCGTTGCTCCCGCAGGGCTTGAATGGACTGCATTTGATTTCCTTTCGGGGAAATAAGGACGAAAAAAAACCACCCGGCGGGTGGCTCTACTTGGCGCGGGAGCGCTTAGGCAGCTTGCTTCTCGACCAGCGCCAGACGGCGGCGCAGGTGTTGGGTGATTTGGCAATCGTCGGGCGGGGCTGGCTCGACGGGTGGGGCCGGGGCTTTATTCCAGGCGGCGAGGTTCCATTGGCTGAGGTTTTTGGCTTTGGCGCTGGCAATCTCATCGGCGAAACCGTACTTGATGGATTCTTCGGCGTTGAACCAGGTTTCAGCGGCCATCCAGTCGGTGATCTGCTGGGCATCCTGACCGGTTTCCTTGACGTAGCCGGCGACCAGCGTGCTGTCGATCTTGTCGAGCAGATCAGCCTGCTTTTTGAATTCGTCGGAATTTCCCCAGGCGATAGTCATCGCCTTGTGAATCATGAAATAGCCACCTTCAGAAATGACCACCTGATCGCAGGCGAGGGCCAGCCAACTGGCAGCGCTGGCGGCATAGCCGTCGACGTGGGCGATGATGTTGGCCGGGTGCTCGCGTACGGCTTGGGCCATGGCCTGACCGGCGAAGACTTCGCCACCCGGGCAATTGATGCGCAAGTGGATGGTGTCGGCCTTGATAGCGTTGAGAGCCAGTACAAAATCGACTGCGGCCACACCACCCCAGCCGGCATCGGTGACGATGGCATCGTATAGGTAGAGGGTAGCTTCGTTACCACTAGCCTCGGCTTTGAAGATGCCGCGCCCACGATTGTCGGCAAGCAGTTTCATCAGTTTGTTCATTGGGCGGGTACTCCGGCGGCTGTGTTTGGGTTGAATATGACATCGCCACCATCAATCGGCGGCAGGTTTTCGAGTTTGCGGATTTCGTTGATGGTCATCCAGCCCGGCTCACCCGCGCGGCCGGCGGCGATGCGGTAGCTTTCATTACGGGCTTTGGTGTCACCACGCTCGAGGCCGGCGGTATTGAATTCGGCGAATAACTGGAGCGAACGGCGGAAGACTTTGCGATTGATCTCTTGCTCGATCTTCACCAGGTGACGCTGCAGTGTGTATTTGACGAAGCCAATCGATTGCTGCTCGATGCCGCTGCCCCAGCTGGTGCTTTTGTCGGTGATGCCGATCATGTGCGGTGGCACACCGAAGATGCGGGCGATATCGGTGGCTTGGAAGTTGCGCGTGGCCATTAGCTGCGCTTCTTCCGGTGACAGGTTGAGGGCTTTGACATCGGCATTGCCACCACTGAGGATGGCGGGAATATGCGCGTTTTTGGTACCGGAGTAGCGCGCCATCCACGATTCACGGAAAAGTTTTTGCTGGTCCGCATCCATCTTGGTTTCGGTGGTGATGACGTAATCGGGGCGGGCACCATTGCTGAAAAAACGGGCGCTGTATTCTTCTGCAGCGAGGGCGAGGCCAAAGGTTTGCCGCGCGGCATAGCGCAAGGGGGAGAGGCCTCGCGCCCCATCGAAACCGAGGCCGGGTATATGCAGCATGTCATCCTGGTCGAGCACCAGCGTTTGGTCAGAGTCAATGATGGTATAGACCAGCCGCTCATTGACTTCCTGCACCGTGACGCTTTGTGGGTGCACTGGTTCGATTTCGGCGATGATCGGCGAAAGGCGCGAAGCACGCTTGATGACAGCGAAGGCGTCGCCATGGAGCAGCAGCGACCAGATCAGGTATTCCCACATGACGGCAGCAGACATGCAGGCGCAGGGTTGTTCGTTGAGTAGCCACCAGATGTCGTGATCAACACGCTGGCGGCCGCTTTCGGTACGCTTGTAAATAGGTAGCGGCAGGCTGGCGATGGCGCCGCCGATCAGACCGACACAGGCGTATACAGCACCGATGCCCATGGCGCTGCGCTCTGTTACTGATGGCCCCGCATTGGAGCCTTGGCCGCCAGTGAACCACTCGTAAAGCTGGCTACCCGAGGTGCCCGAACTGCTGGGGTAGACGTGCCCGGCGTTTTGAATGCGAGCGGCTTCGCGCTCGGCTTTCCAGTGGTTGAGAATGACGCTGCCGGGCTGGCTGACTCGTTCGGCGTTGTACCATGCGGTGTGCGTCATAGGATGATGAGTTCCATACGGGTGGCTTGCTCGGGCTCGACGGCCAGGGCGCGATTCATGGCGACGATGGTGGCGACGGCGGCGTCTATCTTGTTGCTGGCGCGCGATTTGCGCGGGAAGATGTTTTCGTTGCGGTCTTCGTGGACTTCGACGTTGCTCAGCATCCAGACATAGGCTGGGTTGCCGTCGTGATGGAAGCGGCCGGCGTTGTTGATGGCGTCGATTTCCTTCATCGGGTCTGAGAGGAAGCGGACTTGCTGGGGTATGTCGACAACGGTG